TCTCCTCAAATGCTGGCGCAGACTTTTGGGCAATTCTCCAAGCTCTTGCCAACATTGGGGGTTATACAATCGAATGGCAATTGCTTAATACAAGCTGGGTATTACCCCAAAATAGAGAGCGGATATACCTTGTCGGACATTCTGGAGGAAGAAGTATCCCAGGAGTATTTCCTATCAGAGAAGTTACAAAAGATAGTTGTAAAAAGACAAGGAACATATACGACTATTCACGAACAATACTAAGAGGATATAAGAATAGCTCTTCTACAGGTAGCTTTATAAAAACTAAAGATAATAAGATAAGATACTTAACAGAAATAGAATGCGAACGACTGCAAGGGTTTCCTGACAACTTCACTCAATATGGTGACTATAACGGCATAATAAAACCTATTGCTAAGACCCAACGATACAAGCTCATAGGCAACGCCGTAACCGTGGATATAGTAGAATTAATAGCAAAACGATTAAAATTTATAGAGAATGAAAAATCTACTTGTAACTGTATCAGGAGGG